GGGAACCACGTTTCCCCCAACCCCCTCCTCTTGGGGAAACTTGCCTGCCTCCTCAATCCACCATGTAACCCTAAAGAAGCAAACTCAGTTCACACGCCTCTTGACACTTCTCATAGGGGTTAGGCGTCATTTCGTTTGGTCTTTGCGTTGTGGAACCTTCCGCAAGACATCGTCGTCGCCGAATATGCGACCGATACGGAACGGCCCGAGGCTCCAACTGAAACGGTCAATCTCAATGGCAGGCGAGACATAAATCCAGTGGGCTTCCTTGCGCTTCGGTTCGTCGGCTACCTCCTGCTTTGGGTCTTTGACGAGCGTGTATGTCAGCGGCGCGCTCATATAGACTTGAGCAATGCAAAGGCGGTGTGAGCCACCAATCTCCTCCAGGAGTAACTCGTAACCAACCCACGACTGATACACCGCGCGGACTGCCGCCGGAAAGGGTTGGTCAGGAGTCAGCTTGTTGTCTGTCCAGAAGCGTTCCTCCGCCGCGAGTGAGGAAGCACAAAACAAACTCAGAATGAGATGGAAGAAGGGCCGTTTCACGGGACGGGTGCGAAGTCGCCTAACGACCCCAAGCTCAGCGACGGCGGAGTGCGGCGCGGCACCTGCACGGTGGGCGGAAAGGCGGCGGTGGAAGCAGGTGCCGTGACGCACGGAGCCGTTCGCTGCAGCGAGGGCTTTGGAAGAATCCGCAAGTAGCTCAAATCACGACGCTTCCGCAAGCGGCGCACCACCGGCAACAGAGACTCCATGCACAGGTTCATGCAAAAAATTGACTTCGCGAACGCGGCACAAAGCCATGCGACGCAGAACAATCATCACCGTGGGAGTTGGAGACGCTGAGGTCAAGATTTACACGCTCCGCCGCAAGGATGGGTATCCGTCCTTCCAGTGCGCGTGGTACGTCCTTGGCGGCCGCAAGACCAAGACCTTCGCCAAGCTCGATGCTGCCAAACTCTTCGCACAGCAGACGACCATTTCGTGTCAGCACGAACTGCGGGATACGAGCCCGGCGACTCTGCGCGACCTGGAGCTATTCCGAGCGTGCGAGGCCAGGACGAAACGATTCGGCCTGACGCTCACCAGCGCGATCGAGGAATGGTCCGACGCCAAGACCTCGGTGAAGGGCGGCGCGATTCTCGACGCCGTGCGGTTCTACAACGCGCACCATGCCGGCCTGCCCAGCAAATCCTTCGGCGTGGTAGCCGATGAATGTCTCGCCGCCAAGACGGCTGCGGGCGTCAGCTTCGTCTATCGGCGCAGTCTGAAACACTACCTCTCGCGGATGAAGCGCAACTTCAGCGAGCAACCCATCGCGGACATCACCACCGCGCAGATCGACGTCTGGCTGCGGGAAGCCCACGGCAATCACACAACGAAGAACAGTCTCCGCCGCATCTTGGTGACCACGTTCAAATGGGCGCGGCAACAGGGCTATCTCGACCAGGAGCGCAAGACTGCCGCTGAACGTGCCATCACCTTTCACGGCTCAGGGAGTGCGCCGGCCATCTTCACACCTGCGGAGTTGCGAAAGATTTTGGCGGTGTGCCCGGACAAGCTCCTGCCCCACATCGTCATTGGCGCCTTCTCCGGCATCCGGTCCGCCGAGATCGAGCGACTCGACTGGCGCGACATTCTCTGGGACCGCGGCTTCATCGAGATCAAAGCGGCGAAGGCGAAGACCAAAGCCCGCCGTCTCGTGCCGCTCCTGCCGAATCTGCGGGCGTGGCTCGAGCCGATGAAGAAGGCGGAAGGCCATGTCTGTTTCGTCCCGAACGTGGCCTTCAAGCTGAACTACCTCGGGGAGAAGTCCGGCGTGGGCTGGCGGCAAAATGCGCTGCGCCACAGCTTCGCCAGCTACCGGCTTGCCGAAACACCTGACGCCGCGAAGGTAGCCCTCGAGATGGGCAACAGCCCGGAGAAGCTATTTCGCCACTACCGTGAGTTGGTAACGCCCGATGCTGCGAAGGACTGGTTCGCAATCATGCCCCAGCCAAAAATTGACGTGACGCAAGAGGCATGAACCAAACCCCGCCCACCTCGCAACTTGTCCGCAAACGCCAACTCGCGGTCATCCTCTCTGTCAGCCCGCGCACGATTGATGGCTGGGTCTCCAAACGGATGATCCCGTTCATCGAGCCCAATCCGCGGCTGCATCTTTTCGATCCGGCTGCCGTGAAGTCGGCGCTGCTGGCTCAGTTTGCCGTCCCGGCGAAGATGCCTGAGGAAGCTGCTCTCCGCGTTGGAGCAAATTGAAAAGCGGGAGTCGATCGACGCGTGTGCCTCTTCGAGTTCCTTGGCATTTAGCGAATCTCGGTTTTTGACCAGTCCACCTGCATTTCCTGAGCAACGAAGCGGGAGAACGCAGCAATGCCCGCCCTGGTTGAAGCTTCTTCCAGTGCCGCCATGTAGTCTGCTCGACGGGTGACGCGGATCACCGTCCACGGGTAGCCTCCGGAGGCCAGCATGGCGTTCATCAAAAACCTGCCGATGCGACCGTTGCCGTCGGGATACGGGTGGATAAATACGAATGCGAAATGGCCGAGCACGGCCCGGACGCCCGGATGATCTTCGCCGGTCAATGCAGCAAAGAGCGCTTCCATCGCATCGGGCACGGCTTCGCGCGGTGGCGGCACGTGCAGAGAGTTGCGAATGTAGACCGACCGCTCGCGGTAACCGGCGAGCGCATAGGCCGGGATGATTCCAGCATCCACGTATGGCTGGTGAAGCTGCCCATACCAGGTTTGCAGATCGCGATCGACGACCCGTCCAGGGTTTTCGCCATCGAAGATTCGCCCAATGCTGCGCAGCACTCCTTCATGCGCGAGGAAGTAACCTTTGGCGGCCATCGCATCTTTTTGCTGCCGGGCTTCGGGCGTATCCTGATTAAAGGCACCGCTCCGGATTCTTTCGATCAACTCCGCCGTGACGACGTAACCTTCAATCGAGAGGGAATTGTAAGCGTCATTCGTGTAGATGCCGGTGGCTTGCTTGAGGTAGGCCTCTTTGGAGATTCGCTCGCCGGGCGGAGGCGGAAAATTCTCAATGACGGTGTTCCGCATCTCCGACCAGAGCGCATGAACACGACCGGCATACGGACTGCGGATGAGAAGTTGAGGGCTGATCAAGGCACCGGAATTCGCGAATGGATTCTCGGGTTTTACGGTCAGCCTCCCGAGCGAAAGGATTTCGAGCACCTTCTTCGCTTTTTCCTCCTGGCCGATGGCCTGCAAAGCTCCAATGACTCGGTTGGCGGGTGCGGTCTTGCCAAACTCCAAAAGACCCCGGGCAATCTCCTGCTCGTCGGCGATCCTCAGTAGGATTTCGGCGCTCGCCCGGTCCTTTTCAAAATAGGTGGGAGACACTCGCGCCAACGCCATGCCCGGTGACATCACATTCAATCCGCGGAATTGCGCTGGCTGCGCTGGCACTCTCGCCTCGTCGCGATAGGTGAGGAGCGACGTGCCGAAGGCCAGCTCAATCCGGTTATTGCCACCCTCCCGCGTCATGATGATTACCTGTGCCGGTGTGCGCGTGTGTCCGGCCCAAAGATCCAGCGAACTCTCCGCCGTCAGGCAATAGTCCCTGCCGAAACGCTCCTCCAGGTAGAATCCGAGGAATGCCCAAAAGTTGCCGTGCCAGAGGGTGGTGTCACCAGCATCCACACTGGGCGGGGCGAGCAGATACCAGCCCTTCATCACCTCGATCAGGCAGCCCGCCTTCGAGAGGAATTCACGCTGCCGTTGAGTCAGGTCCTTGCCCCGGATAACGCTCTCTCGGGCGACGGCGTTAGCCGCCTCCAAATGGCGAGCGAGCAGTTGATTGGGCGACATGGTGATGAAACTCTCTTTTGATATACTGAATATCCTCTTATTTGAAATACGCTGTTTTCTCTTATTTGGAATCCTTCTCCTTCTCTCGATTGCCATACGAGGACTTTCCGAACAGAGAGAAAATGACCTTCCAACGCGCTCGCTTTCCAAGAATCACCGCTAGATTTTCACCAAAACATCACTCCAAATGCCCCTCACAAATCGGCTTTCGCGTTCGGCCTACGCCATCAGCTTTCGCTGGATCTGCTCGATTACGGGAGACCGGCTACCTGCAACAAGACCGGAAGGCCCCAGACGTGCGCGGTGCTGGTATTGAAGCTGAGGATACGGCCCTTCATGCAGTCGCAAAGTGCGGTGAGCCACGCACGCAGTTGAGTCCTGCGCCGCCGGCTGGCAGCCGTTCGATCCCACGGCGAATTTCTCCGATGGTGATCGTGCTGACAAAGAGACTGCTCTCATTCGCACGCAGCCATGCCACGACTTCCGCGCCTGGTTTAGGCTTCACGGGCTCGCAGAAGACGTTCGTATCGAAGAGGTAGCTCACAGCGCGGGCGGCACCGAGTCGTCCGTCTCGCGCTGCGGAATCTCGAACGCCGACGGGCACGCGAGCAGCAAATTCACCAATCCGCGGTTGGCGGGGTGTGAGACCCGCCGCAGGGTGATCGTGTCTTCGTCTTCCACCGCGACCTCGAAATCATCGCCGGGCTCGAGGTGGAGTTGCTGCCTCACCGGCACGGGTAGAACAATCTGGCCTTTTTGAGAGAGGACGGTGGTCACGGTAGGAAAATCCTACGCCACCTGCCGCTCCCTCGCAATGACGCTGTTCGTCGAAGCGTAGGCCGGGACTCAATCCATCAGCTTGCGCTGGATCTGCTCGATCAACGCCGAGTTGTGCGCGATGACCTCGGTGCTCTTGGTCAGCGCCGCCACCATGTCCGCATTGGCCGTCCGCAGATGCGTCTCGAACTCGGTGCGGACCGCGGCGATCTCCCGGAAGGGCCTTAAGAATCCGCGTCTTCGTCCCATTGAGCCAAACCGAGTCGCGCGGAGTGGTCTCGACATTTGCCAAGAGGCTTTCGACCTCGGTCAGCTTTCCTTCGAGCTCGACCGGCGACGCGGTGCGATAGCTGAAACCTTTGAGTGCGTCCCACGCCGCGAGCCACTCGGTCGAATGACGCGGGGGAGTGGGGGTGGGAGTTTGCGCGAATGCGACAGTGGCGAAGGCGAATAGAATGGAGAGGGCGTTTTTCATGATACCCCGCGGGCGATGTCAATTCACCGGCGAAGTCATGAAGCCGGTGGTCCAGTAGCTCGGCACGATCGGGTGCCAGATGGGATTGCCCAAAGTGTCTCGCTCGGCCTCGGATGCCGTCCGGCGGCTGAAGGACCATTGGATGTTCCGGGCATTGGATGGCCGCATCCACGCGTCGCAGGACCCGGCGAGAGTGGATCGCGAGGGAATAACGACGATGAATTTCATCTGCACTCCAGCCCCGATCTGGGCGGCGAGCGAATACGTATTCAGCCTGAGCTTCCAGGCGCGCACATCGCTTGCATGATCGCTGGTGTAGCAGATGCGGGCATCACGATCGGCGGCGGAATTGTTCCACCATGCCGCGTATTCCGGCCCCAGCGACTCGATCCAGAGCGCCAGCGTGGCAAAGTTGTCGGTGGACGCTTTAAGCTCCACGTCCACAAATTGCACCGCGCCCTCCGTCATCGGGATGAGGAACACGGGATAGGTGCCAAGCAGCCAGTCCAGCGTCGCTTCGCGCGAGGTTTGGCCCGTCCCGCCGCGTCCCACCGAAAGCAGGCCCGCGGTGATGTTGTCCGCGTTGATCCCCGTGCCCACCCTGGAACCGGTCAGCGAGCCGTCGGCGAGGTCATCGAGATTCACATTGCGCGGCTGAATGCTCGTGCCGAGGGCAGTCCCCGAGACTGTGCCGTTGAGTTGCAGGCTCTTGCCCGCGGGAAGCACAAGATTGCCGGTCAGCTCATTCGTCCCAGCCTTCTTGGTGACAGTCTCAGTCTGCGCGAAGACGAGCTCCGGCAAGGCGAGTAGGATGAGGACGGAAAGAAGGTGTCGTTTCATGAGTTAGTTTTCTCCGGCTCCGATGCGGAGCACTTCATTGCCAGCCGCGCCGCCGACGCTGACGGTGCACCATTTGTTTTGGTCGCCATTCCAAAGCTGGAACCTGCCCTCGGAGGTAAAGCGATAGCGGCCGTTGACGATCCGCTCGGCTTTGGAGGTCAGATCGGGCAGTTGGGCGGCGGGTAGTTTGCCGTCACCGCCCAAGGATGCATACCCGTTCGCCTGGCCCTTGTGCGCGAGTTGCTCGTACCGCGCGTCCGATTGCGGTTCGGTGAGATAGACAGGACCGCCCGCGGAGACTTGTGGGCCGGTGAAGATCGGCGGTTCAGCCACCACAAAAAAGTTCGGCGTGACAAAGCGCTGGTTGTTTTCAATCCAGACCAGCTCGGCGATCAGATCGAGCTGCGGCTTGTTCGCGATCGCCGCGAGAAGCCGCTGGTCATTGGCATTCAGGTTGCCAACGTAGGAGGGTCCTGCGGCTTCCGCGAAATGCTCCGCATAGGCAACGACGCCGGAGCTCGAATTCTTCGGCGCCATCCCGAGCTGGATCTCAGCGTTGGTGGCTACGGACTGCAGGCCCCGCAGAAAGACGATTTCCAGCGGAACCTGAGCGCCCGCCTTGATGCGCAGCGGTTGAGGCAGGCTGACGAGCTGGGTATCGAGGTTGACGGTGATCCTCACGCCGGGGGCGCACTGTCAACGGCCGGCGGCGTGCGGCGCTGCGCCTTGAACTCGCGCGCCGCAGCGTGCAGCAGGTCCAGCGCAGCGGCGCGGCCGACGGTGTGACCCCGTCTGCCTGCTTCATCGCCGATCCAGGTCAGGATGGTCGAGCGGTGATGAAAGCACCCGAGCCATCCCCACTCATTCATCTGCTCCTGGCGTTGCCGGCAGGAGCAAAACGGGCCGGGCTGAACTCCGGTGGCCGGAACATCTGCTCATTGATGTGGAGCATGAAAAGCTCGCGCTCGAAATCGACCGGATAGAACGAGTTGGTGGCGGCAGCGCGCGTGAGGCGATACCAGACACGTCCATCGCTCCCGACATGACCGTTGGGATCGAGTTGAGCGCCGCGCCGGCCCAGCCCGCCCGGCACCATGACGGACGAACCGCGGTCATTGATGAACACCTGTCCTTCCTTCGATGCGGCTGCCGGAAGTGGCAGGATGATGGAATCGACGTTCGCGTCGTGGATTGCCGGCAGCAGCCCTGCCGGTTTCGGCAGATCCCTGCCGTCCTTGGCGGCACTCTCCGCGTCGAAATGGTCGGGGAGTTTGCCCGGAAACATCTCCGCGCGATCGGGAATTTCGATTTCCAACGATTTTTCCGTGTCCGGCCCCGCGCGTGCCGTGGGATTGACGCTCGGGAGCAACTCCTCGATCGCTTCGATTCGCAGGCCGAGCGCGCTCAAGGCGTCGGGCAATCCCTCGACCTGCGGGATTGTGTGATGATGCGCCTGAAAGGCCGAAATCGGACCGGCACTGGAGACTACCACCGCGCGACTGCCCGGCGCTGGTGCCGGTTGATCTCCGGGGAAGCTGAGGAGCAAGGAATTAGCATCCGTGAAAACGACCGAGAACTCATCTTCGCGCAGCCTCCGGCCCCCGCTCGCATTCTCCCGTACCGTGACGTGCAGCGCCTCGGTGTTTAATCCATGATCGAGCACAAATTCACGGGCCACGCCGTTGCCGATCGTCGCCTGGTAATGTTGCGACCCGGTAATGATCTGATCCCGGGTAAAAGGCAGGTAATCCCGCGGCTGCGGCGGGCGCAGCCATTCGACCGCGGGCACGAGCGCCAGCTCTTCCCAGATCTGTTCGCGCACGATTTTGACGCTCGTCTGAAACGTCACGGGACGGCCCGCCACGGCGGGGTCATTCATGTCCTCATCCTCGATTTCCAACTCGATCTCGAACGGCAGCGTGATCTCACTCTGCTCTCGCAAAGCGGTCGCCAGCTCCGCGCTGCCCAAGTCGAGGACGAACGTGAGATCGCCCGGCAAGAACGAGTGAACCGCGGTCGCCATGAGGGGTTGCGGCATCGCTTCGAGCGCGCCGACAAATTCGATGTAAGCCTTGTCCTCCTCCGGATTGGTGACCGCAAAACGCTTCCGGCCATCGGTGAACATGGCGTTGAGCGCCGCAGCGATCTCGTCCGGCCCGTCCTGGATGCCTAACAGTCGCGAACTGCGATAATCCCATTGCAGGTAGTAAGTGCCTTTGAAGGTCGCCGGCACGGTCAGGGCCTGGACTTCATTGGTGTTGATCGAACTGCCCTCGACGCGCGCCGACCCGGCCCGAACGCGAATCACGCTGGGCGCAGGCGGCAGCACGCGGTCGTAACTGCCGGTGAAAACCACCGGCGCCTGGATGAGCCGGATTTCGTGCCACCAGAGTTCATTGATCTGAAACGGCCGAATCCGAACAAAACTGCGCGGGACCAGTGAATTGCTGCCAACTTCCAGCGGCACAATGCCGGCGGATTCAAAGCGCAGCAACCAGCAGCCAGGCGCACTCGCCTGGACTTCCCCGAGCGCATAGCCAGCGATCGACGTCAGGGCCGTCCTGACTTCGTTGGTTGTTGCCCCGATGGGAATTTCATCGGTTACGGCCGCGCCGATTTTCACCGAGAACGCGCCGCTGATCGGTGGCTCCAGCACCTTTCCAATCGAAGCGCGCAACGTGCGGACGTTCAGCGTGGTTTCACGGGGTTCTCCCGCCGCGTTGCGATCGAGCGTTTTAAGTGAAAACACGCACTGATCCCCCAGCACCAGCGACGGCAGGGTGATGGGTGCGCCGTCCTTCGAGACGAGCCTTCGCCCGGGTACATCGGCGTAGAGAGTGATGCTGGTCATCCGCCCGCAGCGGAGTGTCAATCAGCCGGGCCGGCGGCGCGCCCTACTCGCGGAAAAAGTAGTTCCGGCGACTGCCGTCAAAAGCAGCCGTTGTGCATGCAACAGTTCTTGAACTTCCGGGTCGAGCCGCATGGGCACGGATCGTTGCGCCCGAGTTTCTCGATCAGTTCCTTGAAGCCGCGGACGATGCGCACGCCGCGTTTCACCTGCGTTTCGGATGGGAACCCTTTACGGCGCTTGCTGGTGCGCTCGAAAAAAGGGGCCGCCTTGTGGGTCGATGTGATTTGCCATACAGCCTCCTTGGTTGGTTGAACGCCCTAACTGCCAGCCAGCGCGGATTACGTCAATCACTCGCGTTCCTTCCGTTCCTCTTCTTCGTCTGGAGTTTCGCGTTCGAGCGAGAAGAAGAACGGATCGAACGACTGCCGCCTGTGCGGGAACGGCGGATTGAGTGGCGGCTCTTCAGCACGCTTCTTCGCCTTCTCAGCCTCGCGCTCCTGGCGATTGGTCTTCGGATCGAGCGACACAGTCTTCGACTGATTCCTTAGGTGCTCCAGAAGATGCCGCGCGCGTCGGCCTGGTTCAGGAACGCCTCCGCCTCGGTTTTGCTGTCGTTGACGAAGCTCAGGAGCGCGTCGTTGATGCGGTCGCCGACGCCGCCGGCCAGCCCGGTGTGGAGTTGCATTGGTGGATTCGGTGCCTTCGGAGGGATAAGCCGCGGAGCGTGTTGGAGGTTCCAGAAAACGAAGTGCTGCGGATAGGGCGTCCATGTCTCATCCGGCTCGTCGTCCGAAGCTGCGCCCGGTGGCGAGACGATCCAGACCGTCGCCATCTTCAACTCATCGTATTGCGTGTCCCCCGAGTTGAGGAGCGTCCCATACATGAGCGCGAGGCTCTGCTCCTGAGGCGGCACATACTTCGATACCGCCCGCAGCTTGGCCCTGCCTTCGGTCGCGCGCAGCGCATCGTTGAGGAAGACCGTGGAGATGGATTCTGTCTGTACGTCTACCAGCGGATCGAGAACGTCGATTTGCAGCCGTGTGCCGATACGCGCCTTCGAGAGCACCACGTCCATCGCGCGAATCTCCCGTGTCCGGGTTTCGTCGAACTCACCTTCGAGTGCGCCCGGCTTGGTGATGTCGCCACCTTTCGCCGCGGCTTTTACGCCGATCTTCTCGAAGAACTTCGGATAGCCCTCGGCCGCCGCCGCGATGATTTGGCCCGAGAGCGATGCGCTCACGCTGGCGGGCATCAGCGGATTGCGCCAGCCGCCAAGGACGAGATACGGCGCAGGGTTGTCGGTGAGTGGAACGTCGTGCGGCTTGGCAGCATCATCCTCGGGCGGTTTTCCGTCGGGCCAGTCGGCGGGCATCGTGATGTAAGCGTCACGACCATTCACGAAGCCGGGAAGAATGAACGCCCGCCACTCACCCGAGCCGTCTTCCTTGAACTCATGGCGCGCTTCGATGAACCACGGATGTCGCCACAGCCCGCTGGCGTCGCCGGAGACCACCACGCCACTCGGCTGCTCCTTCGTTTCGCAACGAACTCCACGCAATGGCCGCGCACGCTTCACCAGCGCGCCGAGTTTGTTCCATGAATCGGCTGCGATCATTGCCAGAAGAAATGCCGCGTGGCCGACTTGCGATCGGGGCTGAGGGCAGGGCGGTGTTGCATGTCGAAGAAGGTGATCTGGTAGAGATCGAGCTTCTTGTCCTTGCGCTCGCGCAGCATGGCCAGCGGGTAGCGTGCGCGCCGGCCCGGTAGCGCGACTGCACCGCCGTTGCCGCCAGTGCCTTCTCCAGCTTCGCCATCGTCGGTATTCGGATCGGCGACCTGCACGACCTCGACCTTCTCCACCGACCAATCCTTTTCGCGGCACGTCACCTCGACGCAGATGTAGCCGCGGCCTTCGTCATCGAGCATCGGCTGGCCGAACTTCAGCACCGGCGGCGGTTGGTCGTCCGTGCCCGCGAGCGGCACATCTTTGATCTTCGCGTCCACCCGATTCACCGTGCCCGGCCGGATCGTGGCCGCATCGGTGCCGGAGAGGGACACATGGAACGGATGCACGAACTCCGCGCCGCCGCCGTCGAACGTGATGATCGTGCCATCCGGCATCTCGCGCAGCCGCACGCCATTGCCCGCGATGAGACGGTTCGCACGCACGGCGGCGCAGAGCTGATTCCACAGGATAGCGGTGATCGGCTGCCCGCGCTTCACGAACGGCGGCTCCGTCATTCGCTCCCGCCCTCGAGTTGCGCCTGGCCATACACGTCTCGAATCCAGCCGTTCGGACCGGAGAGCATGTATTCCTCGGTGATCTCCACGGCGTTGCCCTTGCGTTTGATCTTCGGCGCCATCTTCAGCCAGTTCCGCTTCTTCGCCGCGCCGGGAATCTTGAACTGCTCGATGCCTGGCGGTTTGTCCACGATCGTGCCGATGCCGCGCAGGATGGAGGATGGGATTGTCTTTGCGGCGTAGGTTTTGCGGAAGACCGCGCCGACCACGAGCCAGTTATCGACGCCGAACAGCGGGTTCTTCTTTGGCTTCTTGCCGCTGCCGCTCAGCGCCGTCTGCTGCCCGCTAGCCTCCGGCAGCGTCTCTGCGAATTGCTCCTTCGCCGCGTCCCAGGCGTAGCGCGTTTTGAGTGTGTCGAAGAACGGGTGTGTCTGGATCGGATCTTCGGCCATCGACGTATCCAGCTCGAACGTCACCTGGTCGTCGCTCGGTGCCTCGTTGGCGATGCCCTCGAAGTGCAGCGTCACCTTGTAGCCGCCGTCGTCCTCCTGTGTGAAAGAGCGCGAGCGATACGGGATGCCGACGCCGAGATTCGGCAGAGCCGTGAGCGCCTCGGCGAGCGTCTCGACGTAGAGTGGCACCTCGATGGTGGCGACGCCGGTTTCGGAGATACCGCCAGTGATGCCGGTCGTTGGAAGAGGAGCCGCGGACATATTACCCGAAGGCCGGTGTCAGCGGCGCGGTCTTGGTTGGCGTGCGATCGAGCAGTCGTTTCACGTCGCGGAGCAGGCCGGTCTGCGTCGTCAGTTCGCGCGTCTGGCGTTGCTGCTCTCGCAACATCGGGTCGCCGCTGCCGTAGGTGCCACCGCCCCCGCCGATCCGCTGGATCGCCGAAGTCACCGGCTTCTGCTTTCCGTCCTCGGGCTCGAGCAGCGGCCCGCTCGGTGGCTTCGGTGCCGTGGATTCGAGCGATTGCTGGGAGACAATCTGCGCATGCTCCATCACCGACCCGACTGCCTCGTCGAGCTGCTGCTCCAAGCCGCTCGTGTCGATCAGCTTGTTCCCTTTCTCGAAGCCATCGCTGAGCGCGCTGCCGATGTTTGAGAATGCCTGGTGCATCCGTTCCGCCGCCTGGTCGAAGGCAGGCGCAAGAAGATCGCCACCGGCGTCTTGATTCTGCTGGCCGGATTCGTGAATGCCTTGGGCCGTCTCGCGAATCGCCTGTGCGCCCTGACCGATCTTGTCGCCCACCAGCGGGATGTCCTTAAGGGAATCAATCACGGTCGCAACACCGTCGAGCAGGAATGCGACGAAGCTCTGCGCAATGCCGATCAGAGCCTTGCCCATGCCGACCCAGAAGTCCGCCGTCGTCACGATTCCGAAAAGCGTGATGGCGTTCTTCACCGACTCGGCCATCGCTTGCCAGAGCGCCTGCGCGACGGCCATCAACGCGCCTGCGAGAAAGTTCACCGCGTTGGCAAAAGCGAGTTTCGCAGAGGCAAAGAGGATGTCGCCGATCTTTCCATCCGCGAACGCCTGGACGATGAAGGCCACGGCTTCACCCGCCTGCTGTCCCCAGGTCGCGAGATCGAGATTCGCAAAACGATCGATCAGCGGCTTGAGCACCGGCGCGACCTTGTCCGCCAGCCCGATCCAAAAGCCGCGCACCTTCACCCCCGTAAGCGCGAGCTTGTCACTGATGTCGTCGAAGAGACTGGCATCCCGCTGCAGAATTGCGGCCTGCGAGCCGATCTGCGCGGCCGCATCGCCGAAGCCATCAGAGGAAAACAGTGACAGCAACTCCGCACCGCTACGGCCGAAAAGCTCCATCGAAATGGCAGCGCGTTGCGAAGGATCGCGAACGCTGTTGATGGCTTTGCCGAGCGTGCGGAATTGTTCGGCTGGCGTCTGTTTCTTGAGCTCCTCGAGCTTGAGCCCGAGCTTCTCGACGGTCAGTGCCGCGGAATCCCCGTGCAGCGTCTTCGCCATCTTGCCGAATACTGGTCCGATGTCCTCCGCGGACTTTCCGGCATTCGCGAACTCCTGCTGCAACACAACGAGATCGCCCACAGCAACGCCAGTGTTCGCCGAGAGGTCATTGAGTTGCCCGCCCACATCAAGCGCCTGCTTGAAGTGATCGAACCCCGCGGTCACCACACCCGCTGCGGCGCGGATCGCAAGGAACGCGCCGGCGAACTTGGCGATCCGCGATTGCAGCGCGAGCATCTTGCCGTTGATGCGTGCCAGCGCGCTGGTCAGGCGGCTGTCGTCGGCATCGAATACGGCGGTGGCTTTCGGCATGACCACCACACCGCGTCAACGTGCGCTAGCTAGAACATCAGTTGTTGCCGGACGGCGGACGCCAGCAGCGCCAGAGACGATAACCGCCATATACACCTGCGCCGACTGCAACACCAGCGAGAGCTGCGGGCCAAGCTGCCGCTGTGGCGATAGCCGTGATGCCCGCGGTCATGCCACCGCCACCGGCAGCCAGAGAGCCGCCGCCGAGAGCGGCAAGTGCTGATGAAGTCGCTGCGGCCCCGAAAAGTCCAGCGGAGTTGGCAGTCACAACTGCAGCGGTGTAGACGGCTACGCCCTGTGCTGTGCCAGCGGCTACGGCAGCAGTGATTCCGGCGCCTACGGTAGTCTTGGTGATCGTGGTCACTGGATCGCGCTAGGTCTTGAAGATGTTGCCACAATGCGGACAGCCAGTGCCGGTGCCGGCGGCAGCAGCGGCGGCGCGTGTGACAGTGCTCTCAGGATTGTTGGGTCGAATGACTGCTTGCACTTCGGACAGATGATGTCGGCCATACATTCTTGCAGATGCGACGTTTTTGCTGACTCAAATTCAGCTACGAGGACAGTAATACCTATCAAGCGCCTCATTCCATTTCCGCACGCATTCATTGTGCAAGTGCGGGTAAATCACGGCAATTCTAAGGAAAATGATGTAGCGAAGCTGCAGTCGCCCCTCGTCTATTCCGATTTGGCCATTTAGCTCGTTCATCACCCTGTCATAATTGGATTCCTCGTGCCGCAAAAAATTCACTTCGATTCGATCGTAAAAGGCCGGCTCTGCATCGGTGGGAACAGGTATTCCGTGCCCGTTTGCGTACGTATCGCTTGCCTTTAAGAACAGATCGTAGCGCGAGTATTTCCGGATATTTACAATGCAGCAGCGTGACACCCACTCTACCACCTCAGTTACGGACCGACGCGCAGCCTTCTTCGCATATTTGCTATTCGCATTGATAACCGGAAGTGTTCGCTCAATCTGAATGAACTTCACGGGGGCGCCTTCAAAGCTGGCAATGTGCCCGCGCGGGGGCGCTTCGACGCCGCGCGATGTTGTTGCTATTTCGATCCTTGCCGCACTTTCCCCCTGCCGCTTTTTAGCGTCGGGGCTTGCTTGGCAGACGAGCTGATCGCTTCTCAAGCAGAGAGCTTCACTTGAAACTCTTCACTGTCCGCCAGCTTCCCGGCGGTCAAACCACATCCCCCGCAAGCACCGAATCCCACATCTATCTGACCTTTTGCGCTCTTTTTCATTCTAGCGGTCCTTTCTTGTTAAATAACACTGACCAACTTTCTGGAGATTTATTCCCCAGCTCTCAGCCTCATTTTCCCGTGAGATCATAATAGACCTCCCTCCTTCTCAAGCCGTAGCAAAGAACTTCGCCCTTTCGAGCGTCTGCGATCTCGGTAATGAAATCCGTATGCGACCGTGACCAAATTCCCGAAGATGTCAAGCGCGACCGTCCATTTTTCTTTTGGCAGTTGAGGTTTACCGTCGCCCGCCGTGCCGCCGCCGATGCTCTTGCACCCGCTTTGCTTCGACTGCCAAGGGTCACGTCTCGCGATCCTCGATACAGAGCGAGGCGTGCCTGTCACAGACCACGAAAACTCCAGCGCTGAGTTACTTCCAACCCGCTTGCCGGAGAGCGCGTGTCAAAAGGAATTCCGCCCGTCGTAGCATCTTCTTTCCTTGGATGTTGATGGCCGACTGAATGCGGCGGTCGTAGCTCTCGACGTTGGTGACGTATTTCACCGCGTTGGTGAGGATGATGCGGAAGACGTGAAAGGTGTTGAGCACTACAACAGAACTGCGCTTGGACCCGTGGCGCGCGACCCACGCCGGCAGCTTCACGCCGAGCTTTTGCGCGCCCGCATTCCAACCTGCAGCCAGTTCGCCGACGCGCGTGAGCAGGTCGCGCTTCAACGCTCGCAGCGCGGAGGCGTCCACAGGGTACGGGCTTTTGAGACTGCGCGGATTGATGCGACCGGTGCGAGGATCGCGGAGGCGTTTGTGGATCTCCGCTGGGTCGCCAAGCTTCACGCCCTTGCGTCGTGCTGCCGCGACCATCACGCGTGCGATGTCGGCGATGATGGCGCCTTCACCGGCCTTCTTCGCTGCGTTGCCTCGCTTTCCTTTCGATGCCGGCGGCGTGATGGCGACAACTTCCTTCACGAACCCGCGCGCCGCTTCCTCGGCCAGTTCACGCCGGGACTTCTTCACCTGCGGCGCGAGCGCCTTGATGCCGCGCTGGATGGGCTTCAGATCAAAACGCAGGCGTCCGTTCATCGGGCCTCCAGTTCGTCAGCAGGGTTTCAAGCTGTGTCGTCGCGGGCGGTGCGACCGGCACCGTCCACACGTCATGCGCCCGCAGCGCGCAGTGCTGGTATTGGAGCAGTCGCGCGAGCGGCAGCTCCCAGAAAATGAAGTGCTCCGACCAACCCGTTTCTCGCGCCAGTGTGAAGGCGAAGCTCGCCGTCCACACCGGCTCGATCAGTTTGGGGGCGGAGTCGGTTCCTTTTTGCTGCCGCTGGGCCTAGTGATCACCTCGAGCTGCTGCATCGCCGTGAACATCGCAGTCACCGGAAGTTCCAGCTCAAAGGGCAGCAGATATTCGTCCTCGAACGCCTGGCGATTTTCCCGCGCAAGCTTCACGGCTTTTTTCACCACTTCGAGCGGCTGCGATTGGATGAAGAGGAACGTCGAGAGCTGCCGCTGCTTGTCGTCGGCGGAGAGTACTTCGACCTGCTCCTTGTCGCCGCCCACGACCATCGTGAGGCCGAGTGCGCGGCAGATCGTGAGTGTGCCAGCCGAGAACGGCCGCAGTGTGATTCCGCCAGCTTCGGTCCCAGGCGCGATGAACGTGTCGATGTTGGTCTGGGTGCGGTCCGATGCCGGACTGGCGGAGGCGGTGTTCATGTTTCGAGAGCGGTGAGGAGTTCCTGGCGGCGTTCCGGCGTGGCGTCGAAGGGCACGAGCGCGAACCTTTTGCCTTTGCGAATCAGCGCGACGGGAGCCAGCCGCCCGATTTCCGCTGAGAGCAGACCCGCGTTGCGGAACGCGGTCGTGATGTAGGCAAACGGGTGCTCGGCGTTCTGCGTCGTCCACACCGGATCGTGCCAGGCCTCGATGAGCTTCCGCGCATCATGCTGGCCACAGATGCTCTTGGCTTTGAGCGTCCACGTCACGAGCCGCCGCTCCGCGCCTTCCACCAACTCGCGCGTTTCGAGATACGGGCAGTCGTCGTCGAGAAGGATGCCGATGGCCGTGAGCGCGGCCACGAGCCGCAGGAGATTGAGCGCGTCCGCGTCGGTTTTCACCTCGGCGCGCAGGATGCAGAGTTGGTCACCTTTTCGCATAAATCAGTTCACTGCCTCCGCCGTCGGGTAATGTTTGAAGCTGTATTCCCAGCCGTCGAAGTCCTCGTTGTTCTCGCTCTGCTTCACGTTCGTGATGACGGTTACGCCGCCATTAGGCAGGCCGCTCACGCCCGGATCGCCGACACCGGGGACGACGGCCAATGCGCCGTGGCCTTTCACGCTGCCCTCGGTCATTTTGCGATACGGTTTCACGCGTGCGATTTCGCCGTCGCTGCCGGGCAGTTCCTTGACCTGCACGCTGTCGTCGGTTTCCACCGAATCAATGAGCGTGCCGGCGTGGCGGCTGATGCCGAATTTTACGTCGTTGGCGGGCATGACCTCGGATTGCTGTCAACGCTCACGCTGGGCCGAAGCCGAAGCGATACTTCAGCTTCGTTGCGAAACGAGCCTCGCCCGCTGTCGGCTCCGTGCCGAGCGGCGCGTAGCCGTAGATGTGCAGGCGTCCGGTGGCGTTGAGCGCGGCGATCACTGCCGCGCGACTCGCCAACGCCGAGCGCGCCGCCTCCACTCGTTCGCCGTGAGCTGCCGCGGTCGTGTCATGCGCCTCACTCTCCACAGTGATCCCGACCTCGCCGCGAAACGCAGTGTCGGAGCCGGCGAGCGGTTCCGACGTGGTGCTGACGGTGAGCGCCGGCAACTTGTGATCCGCGCCGTCCTGGCCGGTGTAGCCGTGGAGCGCCGCGAGTGCGGGCACCGTTTTCAGGTGCGCCATCAAAAGCTCATCGAGTGTGTGGTCGAGCATGGCGTTTAGTCCTCCGGCTCGACGACGACCACGATCATCGGGAACTGCGGATGGTCGGTGACGCGCGTGATGCGGTAGGTCGCGCCTTGGAACAGCAGCGTTTCACCAAGCTTCGGCCGATCCGCTCCAAGCTCCGAGCGCAGCACCTTCATCGTGCAATCACCTTTAGGCTCGAATCCGCCCAGCCCGAGATCCTGACTCAGCGGGTTGTCGGACACGAGCGCATGGAGCGTTCGCCCTTTCCAAACAATCTCCTCACCTGTGGCGGCGAGAACCTCAGCGAGCGCAGCGGCTTTTTCATCGTGCAGGGACATGCCGACGAGCGGCTGTCAAACTGACTTCGCGCTTTGCGGCGGAGAAGGTGTAGCACGCTTGACCGGAATCGGCGTCGGAATACTCTGGCGGACGTGAACCGTGACGAACAGAGCGGTGTAACCTACGCGCGATGAAACTTGCCGATATCGGTCGCTTCGTGCGGCGCGTGTTTAACTGTTATCGCTTCTTCACGCCGCACTATTGGCGGATGCGGTCTCGCCGTGACGACGTTGCGCACGCCATGCAAGCGCTGCTCCCTGCGCCTTACGATCCTTACGCGATCGAGCTTCGCTCTCGGTCAATGGGCCTGGCTGCGACTCCCGAGGCTGAATCATGGAGAGACGTTTCTTGGGACACGGTTTCCGAGAGACTCTCGGCGAACGCACTGGACCGGCGACTCGCAGCGGTCGGCGCTGTTGAAATCAGTGCATGGGCAATCGAGGACGTCCATAGCGCTTTTGCTTCAATCGACCACGACGTTATTGCTGGGGTCGCACTCCGAGCGCATGGAGCGATTGATTCTTTCTCCGACCTAAGCCACGGGTTGCCCTCGCATACGATCGCGGAACGACTCAAACTTGGCCTTCATCTCGAAAATGTGGATACCCACGATCTCGCACATCGTGCGTTGGTTGGCTCCGTTGGCGAAGCTGCCGTATTGAGACACCTTCACGAGGCGAACGTCGATTCCGATCTTGCGCCTCATCTAAATACTCCCAGATGGGATCTCACTTGGGATGGCCACGAGGTCAATGTGAAGACATATGGGGATGTGAGCGACTTGTCGGGGCACTTTGATCGGTATCCTGACACTGCGGTCGTAGTGCCCGGTGATGCCGCAGGGATTCCCGAGCACTCACTGCATTTCGATCCAGCCACCAGCCACGGTTTGGATGGAGTTCACGACGCATTGGCGTCTGGTTCGCATGGCGTTGTAATCGTGGATGATGCTCTTTCTGGGGGGGCTATACATGACCACCTCCAGCATGCCGAAGCTTTAGCCACCCACGGCGAGACGGTTGTTCACGGGCACTTGCCCTACGTGACATTGGCGCTCTCCGGGTTGCGCGAGTTTGACCTTCTGCTCACAGGAAAAACGGACTTCGCAACCGCTGCGAAGCATGCAGCCTTGGATGCAACTGGCACCGGTGTAGGTGGCGCGGTAGGCGCGAAGAGCGGTGCCGTTCTTGGGACTATGCTCTGGCCGGGCGTTGGAACGGTGATTGGTGGGATAGCAGGTGGTATTTTTGGCGCGATGAAGGGGCGTGAGTTCACGGGGGATATTAAGCAGCGTCCTTTCAAGGAGGCCGTGGCGTCTTACGAATCAGCACTCTCGCAGTTCCAATCGCAGGCGAGAGTTCATGAGGCGGAAGCATCGGCAGAGTTCAACAAAGCGCGAGCCGCACAGGACTTGCGGTTAAAGAAGTGGGCGCGCGAAGCTAAGCAGGGTGTGGAGCAGACGAAGCAGGCGCTTGAGTCGTGGATCACTTATGACAGTTGGCTGCAACCGGAGGAGGCGTGCGGCCTCATTGTTCAAAGCTTGAATGAGCTTGCGCAATTGAGCGCGTCGATTGAGAGCCGTTATCAATCAATCGCTTGGTGGCGAAAGTTCCTATGGCCGGATGTCGGGACGCTCGCTCAGCAGCAAGCGTTGGTCTTTCTCTGCCGTATCCAACGGAAGCTCGGTGTTATGCATCGCATGGCGAGAAAGGGACGAACTGTGAACCGTGGGCAGTTGATGGCGCTTCTCGGTGCCGTGGGTGTGATGCAGGAGCAGACGGTTGCGGCTCTGGAGAAAATCTACGCGGCTCAACGAGAACGCGATGGGCAGGCGCGGAGTTTGTTGAGTAAGGCTCTATCGGGGATTCTCCGTGAGCGCCAAGATGCCGAAGAGCGATTGAGCAAAAAGCTAGAGTTACTTAGGATGACGATCCGCAAAGCAATGCAACCGGCACTCACGAATTTGAACAAGCGAGTCGAATGCGCACGGTTAGAAGGCGCGAAGCTCGGACTAAGTCTCTAGGATCGCGTTGGTGGCGCCTGAAACGCAAAAGCCCCACTGCCGATTCCAGCAGCGGGGCTCGCAACCACCGAATGATGTGTGCCGCGCTTACGGCTTCACGATACGCTTGATGCCGTCGACGATGGCCTGCTTGTAGCCGTAGAGGCACTCGACGGTGACGAAGATGCGGTTGCTTTGCGTCTCGGTATAGCGCAGGTAGCCAAAGGTCAGGCCCGTGTCCGGGTCGGTGACCGCGCCGGCTTCGTCGTAGTCGGCCACGGGCTCCAGGTAACGCATGGCGACCGCAAGGCCGCTCGGGTGCGCCGCGAAGCCGACGAGCTTCTCGCCGTTTTCCGGCAGGATCGTGGTCTCGAAGATGTCGAAGCCAGCGAGCCGGCGAATCTGCGCCTCGACGACACCGGGCTGCGCAATCGGTGTCATGAAGCTCTTGGCCACGATCTCGTCACCTAGCAGGTTCGTGAAATACGCGCCATCGAGGACGAGCGCGCGGTCGCTGACCGGCATCTTCGCCAGGCTGCACGCCTCGCGGATCGCCAGAATCTTTTTGTAGTCGAACGCGGAAGCGGCGAGCGCCGGAATGCCTGGAGCGCCGTAGGGATCGGCGGTGATGGACGAGAAGATGTCCTGGAGAACATCCTGCGCGAGTTGTTTGACCGCGCTGGACACGAGCGTTTCGAGCACATTGAGCGCCGTCTCGCTGGCCTCGCGGGCGGTGACGTGGACGGTCTTGAACTTGTGCTTGTTGAGCTGCACCGGGATGACCGAGACGGTCGAATCCGCGTTGTTGGTATAGCTGCCGGCGAACTCGCTGGACTGCGACGGAGCGCCGACCACGGGCACGCGCACGGTGTCGAGCTTGTCCGCCGGCTCAGGCGAGAAGTTCGTGGAGAAGGCGCGCAGCGGAAGCAGTCCGGCCATCCACGGCTGGAGGGCGTTCTGCGCGACCTTGATGTCTTTGACGTTGGTGATGGTGTTGGGCATGGGAGTGGTCGGTTACTGAGCGTTGAGGATGAGCGTGCGCTGTTCGGGAGAGAGGGAGCGCCAGAAGGCGGTTTGTTCCTTCGGGTCGGTGATGGCTTTGAAGTTGGTGACGAGTTCGGTAGCCTTGGCGTCGCCACGCGAGGTGACCGGGAGGGGCTTGGGGCTGGCGGCGCCGTAGCGCTCGGCGGCGATCCGCTCGGCGGTCTTCGCTTCGTCTTTGAGCTTCTCGACCTCGGCGTTGAGCGAGGTAAGTTGCTCCTTCGCCTTGGTGAGCTCCTCAGCGGCGGTCGCGGCGGAAGTCAGCGATTGCTTCGCGCTGGCGAGATCACTGGCGAGTTGGTCGCGTTGCTCGGTCAGCTCACCGTTGGCGAGCGCGAGGGTTTCCTTGTCCTGGGTGAGCGTCGCCTTCTCGTTGATGAGTGCGGTGACCTGCTCGCGGAGATCGTGGGAGGATTTCGCCGCTTCGCTCAGGAGTTTGGGGCCGGCCTCCTGGTCGGTCTCCAGTTGCTTCACCCGTGCGAGGGCGTCTTCAAGTTGCTCGTCGATGGTTTTCATCTGTGCCCGTCGATGCCTGTCAACTCGCCTGCACCTTCACATGCCGCTCACGCAGCTTCATCAGCGCGGTGGCGCGGTCCTGGACGACACCAGAAGTGAGCGAGTTGTAGGACGCTTTGCGGCCCGAGAAGCTCTGGCCTTCCATCACGTCGGGCGTGATCCGGCGACCGCGTGCGAGCACCGCCGCTTTGAAGTCGCCATAGGTCTCGTCCACCTGTGCCTGAATCCACGCTCGCTGTTCTTCGGTGAGCGTCGTGCCCTCGACGCCGATGCTCTTGAACTTGCCGGCCGCGAACAACTCGACCTTCAGCCCCGCCTGCTTGAACGCCTCGCTTTCGTCGAGCACCGGGAGCAACACGCCGATGGAACCGACCCGCGCACTCGGCGTCGCAAAAATCGCGTCGGCCTGCGACGCAATCCAGTAGGCGGCGCTGCACATCTGCCCGTCGGTGAAGGCGTAGGTGTATTTAGCCGTCGAGACATCGGCCAGGAGCGCGGCCAGTTCCGGCGTGCCGTTCACGGTGCCTCCGGGTGAATCCACATCGAGAAAGACCGCCTGCACATCCGCGCGGTCGCGCGCGGCGATGAGCGCTGCCTCGATGTCCTCCATGTCCGTCGCGCCGAGCAGCAGGCGCGAGAAGAAGTCCGGCCGCTTCATCAGCACGCCCATGATCGAGACGATGCCGACGCCGTTCTCCACGGCCAGCAGGTCTGGTGCTGGCGCCGGTTTCGCGGGCTCGGTGAAAAGTCCCGCGTTACCCGCGGCCCGACGCATCGCCGCGTGGGCCTCCGGCGTGATGAGCCAAGGCTGGTAATGAATGGCGTGAAGGAGAGGCGTCACGCCCGCCACGCACTGTCAACGCGCCCTTCGTTTCGACACGACCGGTCGCGCTATCCTGGCTGCAGGATGCCGGTGATCGATGGTGGGTCTTCGACTTCCCCGACCGCCGGCGTGGCCGCGATGCCGCCGCTCGGCTTCCACAGCATCTCAAGCGGCACGTTGTATTTCTCGGCGAGATTGAGGAGCGCGCGGGCGTTCTGCGCGCGGATGTCCATCTCCTCGGCGAAGTCCATGCCCTGTTCCGCGAAATGCTCGCTCAAGGTCTTCAGACCCATCTCCACGTCCGAGCGATTCTGCTGCGCCTCGCGTCCCGCATCCACGGTGATCCGGCGCGGCGTTGTGAAGGCGACCTTGGTCCAGTTTTCCACGGCCGTGAGCTGGCCTGAGGTGATGGCGTCGCCGATGACGAACAACCACACCGGTTTCAGGAACCGCTCGATCAGGATGAGCTGCCGATAGGAAAAGCGACGATCCGCCTTGGCCACGACGAGACGCACGCCCGCGCCACCGACCTTGCTCGAATCAGCGGCGAACTCGTAAGGAATGTGCCCGAGAGCGGAGTCGCGCCGCAGATGCTCGAGGAAGCCAGTGAACGTCGGGCTGGGCCGGTTGGGCTGAAAGCTGTCGAGCGATTCGCCGACCTTGAGAGAGACGAGCTTGCCACCGACGATCTTCTGCAATGCGCCCGGATCGCTCGCCTCCCCTGCGCCGGCATTCTTGTTCCCGATGGCGAAGTCGCCGTCCTCATCGAGTTCGCCGCGCTCCGTTTTGAGCACGCGCGCCACGTCCGCGTTGTCTTTGACCGCGTGCTTCTCCAGCGCCAGCAGCTCCATCTCGTCGAGCAGATGATTCGTGCTGTGCTGCAACGTGGGAGCCTGGCGCACCGCGCTCGCATACTCCGGCTCGAAGACGTGGAGGATCAGGTGCGCGGGGACGTTCTCAAAGGTGCCGTCGTCGAGCAGCACGCGGTAGAAGGCGGGAGCACCGTATTCATCGAAGCCGATGCCGTCCTCCGTGTCGCCGCGATCGGCGTCGCCGATGCGATGGGATTCGATGAGTTGCAGCCGCAGGCCGCCATCGGCATTGAGCGCCTTGTGGACGAAGTATTCGCCATCCACGTCCATGCCCCGGCAGACGAGCGCCTGGCACTCGGCGAAGCAGAAGCGGTTCGTGATCTCGCAGCGTGCGGCCCAACGCGCGAAGTATTCCTCGGCGGCTTTGTTCCAGTCCGGGTTGCCCGAAAGTGCCTGTGGCTTGATGCCATCGCCTGTGGCGTAGATCGCCATGTTGCCGACCAGTTCGCGCACGAAGCCGGAATTCTTGTGGAGATAGCGGGAGCGACGGACCAGCTCGCGCCGGACGCCCGGCAGCAGATCGAGTTTCGCATCGCGCGGCGCGGCACCCGGCACGCGCCCGCGACGTGGCGAGGGATTCGCCGCTTCGTAGGGCGACATCCAGGCAGTCGGCAGAAGCCGCGTGACGATCGAGCGCAGCGGATTCATTTAGGCAGATGGCCGATGACCTCGCTCGTGCCGACACGAACGGGATGGTCATAAATTTCCGGTGCAAGTTTGCGCAGCGCGGTCTGACACGCGGCAATGACCGCATGGATCTCGTCGATGCGTCTCTTTTGCACCGACGACCCGGATTCCGACCACGCCGCGAGCGTGCGCTTCAGCTCTGCCTTCTGGGCGGCGAGGATTTCCTCCACCTCTTCACGACTGAAGCCGATGGAGTAATCAGGTGTGGACGCCATGCGTCCCGTTGCCTGTCAATCGCGGCTCAACGATGACCGACCATCACCACAGCGTC